CCCTCTTTCAACAGCATCTTTTTCTTTCAATCCAGATTTTTTTGCTTTTCTGTATGCAGTAGAAAATTCGCCAAGTCTTGTAACTGTTTCAAAAGTTTCTGACATTTTTTGTAATGTTTCCAATAGAATACGATACATTTCTATTGGACTTTTCAACATATTATATGGTTTAGAACCAAGTAATTCATTTTTTACATTTTTGGCAAAATAGGTTCTATCCATACTTGTTACCATAGATTGTAGTCCACCAGACTTAATCCATTTCTGATACATTTCTCCACCAAATCGTTTACCCATTATTAAATGAAATAAACCTCTAAATTGTGCAAGAATAGGAATAGTATTAGAACGACTAAATATAGCAGCAGTTAAACTATCTCGTTGAATGTTTTTGACCATAAACTCTGGTGCAAGAGTTGAACCCGCACGCAATAGTTTAGCTGGTTGTGATAATATTTTTGTAATTAATCCCGCTTGGAATGAGTCAAAATTTTTAAATGTATTGGCTAATTCTGTACCTACTTCCCATACTTCTAATTTACCATTACGCATAAAAGCAATTTCAGAATTACTAACAACATTACCATTACGTCTAAATATGGTAAAACCTTCGGCAGCTTTTTCTGATATTTTAGAAGCATCTGTTACAACAGTTTCTAATTCTTTTCGTGTAACCTTTATTGCTTTAGCAGTTTTTTTAGCTTGAAATATTTCAGGAAAATCTTTTACATTAGCTTCAACCATTTCTATAAATTTAACAAATGCTGCATTACGTTCAGCTAGTGCAATAAAATGTACAGTGTTGTTGTACATGGTTTCTATAGGATCTATAATTTGTTTTTTACTACCCTTCATTATTTTAAAAGGATTGGTAACTGCTTGATTTATTTTTGTACCTTTTGCATCTAAAACTCTGGAGAAAGGAACATAATCTTTATTGGCTTGCACCATTACGTCATATGCTTCTTTACTTAATATTTGTTTTTCCAACATATAATCTAGTAGTCGTTGATTATATGCTGTTAATTCCGTAGAAATTTTATCGTATTTAGTTTTAAATTTATTAATAGTATTTAATGCAGACTCTTTAGAAAAACCAACTTCTATTCCTTGTTGTATTTTTTCTAATCCTCTTTTTGCAGTAATGTATGTTGATAATTCAATGTATTCTAATTTTGATTTTATTGGTTCTAAAATAGCTCTCCAAGATTTACCATTAATAGATAAATCTTTTGCATTAATTGTACCAGTTTCTAAAAAAGTTATAGCACGACCAATTAAACCTGGTTGTATTCTAAATGTTTCATATGGATTTAACGCATCTTTAACAGTAGTTTTATTTTCTACTCTATTTACTGCACGAAAAATTGGATGTAATTTATCTAAAAAACTTTCAGCAACAGCATTAATATAATCTTTTGTTGTTTTTGTTTGTTTAATAGTTTCAAAACTTATTTGATTTACTACTTCTTTTGTTTCTTTATTAATCTCTAATGTTTCAATTGGCTTAGTTTCTACTTCTTTAGTTTCTTTTTCTATTATTTCTAATTTTTCTTTTTCTTTTACAATTTCATTTTTTATTTCAGCAATACGTTCATTAGGTTTTGTTTCTGTTTTTACATTTTCTATATTTTTTTGTATTTGCTCTTGTTCAACTTTTATTTCTTTTAATCTTTCTGTAGTTGTATTTTTATCTTTAATTTCAATTTCTAATTGTTCTAATTTTTTTAATTCTAAATTTACTTTTTCAATATTTTGTTCAGTTTTAGGAGTATCTTTTGTTTCAACAGGCTTTGATTCTTTTTCTGCTTCTCGTCTTAAAAATTCTGGAATATCAAGTAATTCTTCTTCTACTCTTTTTGTTTCTTTTGTTTGTACTTCTTTTGCATCTTTAGTTTCTAGTGTTTTTAATTCTTTTTCTAATACTTCTATTTTTTCAATAATTTTTTCTTTAGGTTCAACAGGTTTAGTTTCTTTAACTTCAACTGGTTTTGTTTCAATTTCTAAATTTTTACTAACAACTTTTTCTCTAACTTCTGGTTTTATAATTGTTTCATTAACAACTTCTAAAGGTGTCTTAGTTGAGTCTTTAGTCATTAGTTGTGTTGTTTTTGTAATAGCATTACCACTAAACTGTAATGTACCTAAAACTAATGCAGTATTAATTAACTCATCTTTTGTTGGCATTTTTTGTTCTAGTGCTGCACCCACACCAACAAAGGCAGCATACATATTAATAAATTGTGTAATTTGATTACTACCAAAACCACCAGCAAATGATGCCGATCCAAGTAGTAAAGCTTCCTTACCTCCAGCTTTCATTCCTTCTTTAATAAATATATCCCACCATTCTGTAAATGTATCAACATCCCCTCGTATCAACGCTTGCATATACATTTCTCGAATAGTACCAGCAGTAAAACCCGCACTAGCAGCAGCGCCAGTTTTATTACGCGTAGTTAACATTCCAACTGCACCACCAGCAACATAGATAGGAAGATCTGGTAATATTGTACCAAAACTTTGTATAGCTCTTTCTATATGTCCAGTATCAGCAAATTCTTCTTGCATAAAAGAGTCTGGGAGTTTGCCATCAGTGTGGTATTGATATGCTAAATTAAATATACTTTGACTTAACCCTCGTTCCCAATATTTTGAAAATTCAAATTCTTCGCCAACAGCACCTTCTTTTATTTTACCTGGCATAGAAGTAATATCATCTGCTGTAATACCTAATACTTCTGTTGTTGTTTCTTTTTTTAGTTGAGATAATTTTTCATTTTGTTCATTCATTAATGATTGAAAAGTTTTTTTATCAATTTTATTTGCTTGGTAATCAGCTAAAATTTGATCCATTTTATTTTGTGGATCTGTTACCTCTGGACTTTCAACATTAAATTTTTGTACTTGTTTTACTGGTTCTTTAAATGTGTTAACAACATTATTCCAATATTCAGATGCAATATTAGTTTTAGGTTCTCTTATTCCCCAATAATCTTTTATTTCTGTTTGACTAAATCCACCTTGTTGTAGATGTAAAGTTTTCTTTTTGCGATATTCATCTATTTCTACTTTAGAAAATCCTCCTTTTTCTAAATTTTCTAAAACTGCAAATCCTTCTCCAGACATTATTGTTTAGATTCCCATTCCTTATACGCATCACTATTTAACCATTCTTCAGCGCTTAAATTTCCTTTGGGTGGAGGTAAATTATTATCATCTGGAATATTAACACCCATTGACTCTAACAATTCATCTGTCAATTGTTCATCACTTGGAATAAACTCGGCAATATTTTTTAAAATAAAATCATCTGATTGTGAGTTTAATAATTGTAGTGGACTTTTTCCTTCTTTAATTCCTTTTTCATATGCTTCTTTCATTAACAATGTAAAATCAAAAAATCTTGACTCTGATTTAGTATTAAATTTTTGATATAATGGATTGCCTAATATTTGATCTTTATAAGAATTAAGAAAATCTTGAAATATATTTTTTTGATATAATACATCTTGATTATTTTTATTAATAATTAAACTGTACAATTCTTTTGTTTGGGAATGACCAATACCATCTGCACCTGTCATATCTAAAATACTCATCATTTCGCCATCTGGACCAGCAATAGCTTTGTCTGTTAAAGATGTGATTTGACCATCCATAATCATTTTAAATGCTTTGTCGTATAATTGTAAACCAGCATCTGTTGGTAATGTGCCACTTTCTCTTTTTGCAACTAAATTTTTTAACGCAGTTTTATATTCTACACCTTGTTTGCCTTCAAATTCTAATGCGTCAATATCAGAAATAGTAAGTGTACCATTGGTTGCTTTATCATAAGAGTCAACAAACAATTCATCATTTGCTTCTATTTCTGCTCGTTGTTCTTGTGTTTGTTGAAAACTTATTTCTGCACGCACATGAGATCGTTGTTGGTTTATTGCTTTATTGAAATCAGATTTACCTTGTGCATCTAATTCATTGTATACTTCTTGTAATTCTTCGTTGCCACCAAAGTTACCAGTCTTTGCTTCTTTGTATAATTCATCTGCAACTTCTAATGTCATGTTTGCATCAGTTGGCATAAATGCTACAAGAGTATCAATATCCATTGCTCGTGCATTATTTATAGCGGGATCTTTTAATTTAACTAAAGTTTGGGGATCTAATCTTCCATCCCAATATCCTTGTTCTAATAATTTTAAAAATTGTTTTGGATCTTCATCAACCATTTTAGTTGCTTCTAAACCAAACAATTCTCTTTTTGCTGTGTCTATGGCAATGTGTGGTAATTCAGTTAAAATTAAATCATTAGCTGCTTCTATAAATATATTTGGTTCATCTGTTCCAAATAATTTTTTTATTGCTAATTCTCTTTTTGGGTGACCAGGTTTATAATTTAAGTAATCATTAAATAAATTTGTTTTTTCTACATTAAAAGCATCGACCGCATTTTTAACATCTATTTTTCTAATATTTGATCCAACATCAATATTTTCTATTGCCAATAAATCATTGTACTTTGCAGTAAATAATTGTTTAACAACATTATCATCTATGTTTTTAATGGCATTGTTGTATATTTTTTTTGTTGTATTTTCCCAATCTGCTTGTGATGTTGTGGTATCTTGATTGGCTAGTATATTTATTTTAGCTTCATTAATTAAAGGTAATATATTGTTGTAAGCATTTTTTACTTTTGTTTTTCTATTTAAGGTTAATTGTGCTTGTCTAAAATCAGATGCCAATTCTTCATTTAATTTAAAAACATCTGTTTTGTATTTTTCATTTAATTGATATTTTTTTAATTCTTGTTGTGTGTTTAATTTATCTAAAGCAACTTCTTGATCTGCTTCTGCTTTTTGAAACTGACTAGCAATACCAGTTAATTTATCTGCTTGATTACTTAATTGACGAAAAGGTAAGGTAGCAGCATCGCTAATATTGGGAATTGCAAATGCTACGCCACTTGTTCGTTGCGATACGTTTTTATTTTCAAAAGTAGGAATTTGTACCATGTTAATTTAATAGAACTCCATATTTTTCATGCAATTTTTCTGCATTAGAAATTTGTAATTGCATTACTCGTTTCATGTTGTTGTTAGAAATATCAATAAGAGTTTGTTGTTTATTTAACATATCTGCATTAAGTATTTTTGCATTAGCAGCTTGTGTTTTAATTAAATTATTTGTTGCATATGCACCAACCATTGTACCCGCTGCATTAAGAAAAGATGAAGCTCTTTGTGCTCTTGCATTAAACATTGCAACATTACCTTCCATTCGTGCCATTACTGCTTGTTGTCTTGCATCATCACTCATAACCTGTGCATCGTATAAAATGTTTTGACGTTCCATTTCTGCTTCGGTTAAATTGTATTCTAATATTTCAAGAGGAGTACCAGCAAGTTTAACACCCGCTTTCATATAAGCAGTTAATGTTGATGATTGTTGCTTGGCAAAAGATTTATTAAAAACTTTTACATTTCTATCGCCAATAGCCAACGCTTGATCTGCTTTACTGTCGTATATTTCTGCATTACGATCAGCAATTGATTTTTGATAACGACCAGCAGCCATTGCCGACTGACCAGCTAACAAACTTCCCGCTGCACTTACACCAGCAGCTATAACCATAGGAGGAGCCATTATTTAACCCTCGCAAATCTAATATAATCTTCGTTGTTTTGATATTTTTTCATAACTCCCTCTTGTTTCATTCCTAACCATTTGGCAAAACGATGACCCAATAAAAAATCTTTTTTTACTGCTGTTTGTAGTCTGGTTATTTTGTATTCTTTTACTAAAACATCCATGACTTTTCTTATTACTTTAGCTGCACCAATACGATGTTGCCAAATTAAATGAGAACCCATTACCCAACCTTCAAACACATTATCCCAAATTGGTATAACCCCACCAGCACAAACAATTTTATTATCATAAATAACAGTAAAAGACATATCTTCTACTTCCAACCCATCTAATTGTTTATGGTATTTTTTATCTATTTCTGTTTGTGGATCATTCATTAATGAATTTACCATTAAGTGTGCGTGTTCTTTTTTAAATTCTATTAATTCTAAACTACCCATCGTTAACTGTCAGCATTGGATAAATAGATAATAATGTTAATGGCAGTGGTTGTGTCTGTCTAACAAACACATGACCATCTGTATTAAAATCATCTCTAAATTCAACTTGCTTATCCCCTGTAAAAAGTGGAACAGCAGTGTCCATTGCCGCAGCGCTAGATCGAAAAGGTATGCGTTCCATATCTGTTAGACTCGCACCCACCTCAACCCCAACAGTTTCATGGAGTCGTAAAGTTACTTCATTAATTCTTTTTGTTTTTGATTGTGATGTACCTTCATTGCCTTGACTTTCAATACGCATTGTTTGTAGTAATGACGTAAAAGGTAATCCAATATGTACTTTAGTTGATGATCTATCTAATGTAATTCCACCTCCAGATACAGTTTTATTAGGATGTGTTGCTCCATCAGCTAATATTGTTACAGATTGACCTTCTAAGTGATCTAATCCAGAAATACTTGTTGTTGCTCCACCAGAATAAGTAAGTCCACTATCGACATAAAAAGCATCTGTTTGATCTGTCCCATAATCAAATAAGGTTAAATGTTCAACATAGCGTCTAGTAACACTATTAATTGTACGTTTAACAATAATATATAATTCATCTTCATTTGAGTCAGCTGGAATGCTCGCAACACTCTCTACAACTGCTTGATCAGAACCAAATACACCACCTAAAATATGGCGATGCCATCCAACAACTTGCTCTGTTCTTGCATACGTTAAACCTAATAATGTACCATCAGATCTTACACACCATAAAATACTATCTGGCTCTTGTTGGTATGCCATTTCTGTAATACCACCATCACTTATATGTTCTGCCAACAACGTCATATCTTGTGCTTGATATTGGTCAATATTTAGATTGTATGTTAATTCTCTAATTTTTCTTTTGGCACGTTGTAAAAACATTGTAACATTTTCTATTTGCACTGCATCTACGTTTGCTGCTCCATAACTTGATTGTTTTTGTATTTGAACATTTGTTGGAGTTATTGGTAAAGTTGTACCAGATCCACTAACAACAAATTCCCCTCCTACTGTACCAACAATCAACGATCGTTGTGCCGACATATACCGAATAGCATTAACTTTATTAGATGCTATTGTGTATACCATTGCATCTGCATCTGCCGATCCAGTTGTAAAATTTTCATAAGAACCAGATTTACTAAACCATAATGTTTGTGGATTATTATTTGATCCCGCAAAAACTAATCGTTGTTCAAAAAAAGTTACACTACTAGGAAAGTAATCTGTTGTAGTATTTAATACTGGGTCTGTTAATTTATTAACTTTGTCTGATCCACCAGCAGAAAATGTACCATAGCTGCTAGTGTTTAAATCATTACCATCTGAATCTTGTAAATTAAAAGTTGTTGATGATCCAACAGTACCAACTTTATAAACATTACCATTTAGTTGTGTCATGCCACCAATGTCTGTAAATGTAACAAAATCCCCTTCGGACAATCCATGATCCGCAGACGTTGTTACTACCCCAGGATTTGCTTTTGTAACAGCACTAACAGTTTTATCTTCTGATGTTACTAAAGAAGGTGTTGTTAAACTCCAATTAGTATGTCCAGAACGTGATAATTTTCGTATCGCATAACCTGGATGCACCAAGTACATTAAGTCCGCACTCTGTGCAAATTTTATCGTTGGTAAATCAGCAGTCGCATATGGCGATGCAATTTCATAAATTTTATTGGCAACACCAGCAGAACCATACGCTGTATACCCAGTTGTATTAACATTGTTTCCATCAACGTCTTGTATCTCAAAAGTGTTGGTGGTTTTATTTGCAACTTTAAATGTCTTTCCATTTAATTCGGTCATTCCAACAACGGATGTAATAATAACATGATCGCCATTGGAATACCCATGGGAGGTAGCAGTTATAACCCCAGGATTAGCTTGGGTTGCACCACTAATGGTTTTATTACTTTCTGTAATAATACCTTGGTCTTTATAAAAACGTATATATTGATTACCAAACTCCATAATGTATGTTTGGGTAGTCGAAAACTCAAAAGGAATTAATCGTGTTTGTACCGAGCTTGTTTTTACTTCATGGATAAATTTAGTACCAGATCTTCGACTAGCACCACCATGAGGATGGATTAACATATTTTCTAATGTTTTTGTGCCATTAAAATATTTGTTTAAATCTGTTCTACCATCCAATCTAGGCGATAATTCGCCAGCAGTAAAATTGGTAAAGGCAACAGTTTGTTTAGCCATTAGTACCTCGAATTAATAAATGATCCAGCATCTAAATTATCTGCTGTGCCTTCGGTTGCGTCTGCAAATCTAGCTTCACGCAATTTTTCTAAATAGGTTTCTTTCATTTGTGCTGCTAAAGACGTAGAAGAAGTTATTGCATAACATAATTCAGACGCTAATCGTGCAGCGATAGTTTCTTGGAGTAAAGTATCATACTCGTTTACATCAGTTATTTTTGCAATGTAAATTAAATACACTGTTGTTTCATCGGTTAATAATTTTCTACCTTCGATTTTAAATTTTTGTCCAGCATCCAAATCAGATGACGATCCATCGTGATGACCACCAAGTTTTAAGACACGCAAACAATCGGAAGGTAAAGTATATTGATAAGTATATTCATGTGTTGGTGTATCTGTTTTCGCTGCTAATTGAACACGCTTAATCAAACAGTTCCACGC